ATCCAATGTCGATCTTGCCCTCCTTCATTTGCTCGAGGAGGGTGGAAAGGGCGGCGGTCTGCGCGCCGAGTTCGGCGAGAGTTTTCTGCTCGCCCTCTTGCGCCGCTTCTTGCTTGGCGAGCATTTCATTCTTGCGGTTATGCTGCTCCGTCTCGAGGGCGTCCGCCTCCATGAGGTGATCGAGTTCGTCGATGCGAAGTTGATGGGCCTCCGCTTTCTTGTGTCGGCCCATCTCGATGATGTTGTTCCGATGCTTGAGAGCTTCCCCGGCATTGGCTCGGAGCATTTCCTCGTACTGTTTGAGCGTCCGCACGTTCTCCGGCAGAATGGCTATGCGCGTTGCTTCCTCCTCCGCGCGAATCCTTCGGAACTCGTCACCGATGAGGTCCATGTTCGACTTCACCTTCCCGGTAAACTTATCGATGGAGAAAAACTTTCTGAAGGGTTCGAGGTCGGCGTTCGCGGCCTGCAGATCAATCCGCAATTGCTTCACGTCCGCCTCCCGCGCCTCCGCCATCAAGCCGATCTCCTTGGCGATCGCTTTTTCTCGTTCGATGGTTTTCTTGAGTTCGGCGTTGAGATCCTCGACTTGCTTTTTCTCCGCATCCCGAGCCAATTTCAATTGTCCGGCGATGAAATTCTGGATGTCGCCTTCAGCGACTAGGATGTCCTTCTCGATGACGAGGAGGGCATCCGCTTGCTCCTTGTTCAGTCGGCGCTTGGTTCCTTCGGCCCCGAGCAGTGTGAGCTTTTTCGATTGAAGCATCGAAAGGCCCGCTTCCATGATGCCCAGTTGGCCGACCGCCGTCTTGCTTGCCTCGTGCTGCTCGCGAACCTTCGTGACGATTTCGATGGCGGTTTCGCCTTGGGTGTTGAGTCGCTCTTGCTCGTCGGCTCGATCCTTGGTGATGTCGAGTACTTGCTGCTCTGCATCTTTGATGTCGACGTGAAACTGCAACTGGTCGCCCAGCAAAGTGGCAATCTCGGCATCCAATTCAAGAAGTTTTGCTTTCGCCGCTTGTTTCGCGATCTCGCTGTCGGTAGTCGAAATAGTGAGAATCTCTTCCTGTTTGAGCAATTCTATGTCTGCCAGTTTTGCCTTCAGACCGTCTTCAAAAATGGCTTGTTCCTCTTTTAACTTTTCTACCCTTTTCTTGGTGAGTTCTAGCGCGTCTTGCAACTGGGTGATTACCTCCTTCGGCATCCCTTCGGTCTTGGCGATTTCCTCGAGTTGCTCCTTCAGTCCCTCATATCTGTCTTTTGCAGTCCTAGCGGCGGCGGCGGCATCCGCCGTTTTCGCCTTCATTTTTTCCAAGACTTCTGGCGACATCTTTAGAACCTTGTGCAGATCCTCTTGGCTTTTCATCCATTCTTTGACTGCCAAGTGAGCGGCTATTGCCCCCGCCGCCGCCAAACCGAAGATGTTCGCCTTTGTCGCCGCGCTTAGTTTCGTGGTCGCCACGGTTGCCGCTCCGGCTGATACCGTGAATAATCCCGTGGCGACTTTCCAAGCTCCCATCAGCGCCGTGAAACCCTTACCGGCTATTAGGAAAGTCGCCACGGCACCGGCAAATCCGGCGAACTTCTTTGCCAGATTCCCGATGTCTTCTATGAATGCCGGGAAATTGGCGGCGAATTTCTGAACCTTTGGGCCGAGATCCTTGAAGGCGTTCGCCATATCGGGAAGCATTCGATTGATTGCCGGAAGGAAGGCCGCTCCGAATTGCATTCCGAGATCCTTCAGATGGCCCAGCATGACGTTTAGATTGTGGGAGACCGTCTGGGCCATCGTCTTGAAGGCGGCGTCATTTGCGCCCGCCTTGGTCGCCATCTCGACCATCGCGTCCCCGAAGGATTTTGCGCCGCCCGAGGTGAGGGTGAGGATGGCATTCATGGCCTCGGTGGATCCGACGAGTTTTCTGATCGCCGTCTCGTCGCCGTTGGTCGCGATCATCACGTTCTCCATTGCCTTGACGAGGCCACCGTCACCGCCCGCCATCAACGCCTTCAGATTCCCCACGGAAAGCCCATAGGAATCGAAATGCTTTATCGTCTTCGTAGTCGGGGCGATGAGGGAAGTAATGGCTTGTCGGAGTTGCGTGGTGGCGACCGATGTGGGCGTCCCCTTCGCAGTCATCACCGCGAGGGCGGCGGAAATCTCGTCGAATTTGACGTTCGCTTGCTTGGCGATGGGGAGGACGTTGAAAAGGGATCCGGAAAGTTCGTCAAAGGTCGTCTTCCCGAGCTTGACCGCCGTGAACATCGAATCGGCGGCTTCCTTTGCCGTGATGTTCTCTCGTCCGTAAGTATTGATGACGGAGGTGATCCCGTCCACGGCGACCTCGAGACTCGTTACCCCGCCGATGGCGGCTTTCGAGGCGACCTTCATGAACTCGAGGACGTTCTCCTTGGGGACTCCCGCCGAGATCGCTTGGTAAAGCGCATTGGTCGCATCCATCAGATCGACGCCCATCGCGGTTGCGAGGTTGCGGGTGTCGGCGCTCATCGAGTCCATCGATTCCTTCGTGATGCCGGGGAGAAGGGTGAAGACCTCGGACATCTTCTTGTCGAATTCGACGATGTCCTTGATGCCCTTCACGGTGAAGGCGGTGAAGGCGGCTGTCGCGACTGCGGCCCCCGCCTTTACCACGTTGCCTATCGCCGTCCCGAATTTCGAGAGGGCGGTATCGCTCGTCTTAATCCCCTTCTTGAATTTCGAGGAATCGAGGCCGAGCTTGGCGAGTATTGAGAAACCGGCCATCTAGTTCCTTTCGTTGGCCCGCCTCATGAACTCGGCTTGCAGTCGGTCGGCCTCGGATGAGAAGTCAACCGAGTCGAGGCCAAGGCGAACGCGAATCCTCCGGAGGTATAGGAAGAGCCGGGGAAGGGGAAGCGTGAGAATGTCACGCTCTGCCCATCCGTATTCGCTCGCGATGGTGTCCACGATGGACGAGACCCATTCTCTCGGGGTGACTTGCCCGGATGAATTTGCGGCTTTCTGGGGAGGCGCATAGGCGAAGGCATCGTCCATATATTTCTGTATGTGCAGCGGATATGGAATCGGGTCGAGCTTTCGGTTCTTTCTGATGAACTCCATCGCCTTCTCGGGATCCGGATCGAACTCGGGCGAGACAATCCAGAGAAAGCGGAGAACCGGAATGCGCGGGTCGTCCTCGCCATCGTCAAAGATGCCGTCGAGCGAAACCAAGAGGTAACGCTCGAGGGTGAGGATGACGGCGGGGAAGTCCCCGATGGTCTCCTCTAGGAGGTTCGAGAAGAAGCGGTGTCGGTCGCGGTTGTCCGCGGCCTTGGCGGCTTGGATCCGCGGTTCATACTCGGCCCAAAGCTTGGCGACCCGGTCGTCCACATGACGCCCGATCAGTTGACCTTCTTATAAGATTCAAAGGCGACTTTCACGTACTCACCGGCCGATTGAGTCTCACTTGCCGATGTTATGAGATACGTGCCGTCGAGATTTGGATTGGTCGCGGAGATGGTGAACTCTTGCTGGCGAATGTTGCTGCCCGTGTCGCCCGCCGCGAGTTGCACCGTTCCGCTGCATTCGAGCGGGCCCGGAATGACCGTGGCGCCCGTCAATTCGCCGTTGCTGTCCGTAATATCCACTCTCGACCCCGAGAACGAGAAACTGAGTCCCTCGGCCACGAAGGTCACCCCCCCGATGCTCAAGGGCGACGTCTCTATCCCGAAACTTTGTGTGCCGTCAGATGTGATTGCCATGATTTTTCCTCCTTGGTGTTTTTATGCTGCCGCGCGATGGCGGTTCACAAAAGGAGGTCTCGTCAACTTGCTACTCGGGGAAGGCGTCCGAGCGGATCGAGAAGAGGACTTCCCACGTCACGGTCGTGACTTGAAGGTCGCCATCGGTATCGCGCGAGGTTCCCGTCTGACGGATCTGCTTCACGCCGTAGTATGGCAAAGTGCTTGCGTCCCAATTGTCGGCTGATCTGAGCAAGGTGGCTCGGGCTTGGCCGACGTATGCGAAATGGTTGGCGCGTGTTTGTCCCGCCGCATCGTCCGTCACGATTCGGGCCTCGAAGGTTCCCGAGTATTTTCGGAACTCGCCAAGAGCGAGTGACGGAACGGAGGTGATGGGGGCGTCATCCGGATAGGTTGCCTCGAGGGCGAGGAACTGGATCTCGATTCTGGGCGTGACGTAATCCTCCCCGGAGGCTTGGGCGAAGACGGAAATCCCCACGTCGGCCTCGAGAAAGGTCTCGGCTGCATTCTCAAAGTGCAGTTCGATGCTGTACAAATCCGCCAGACTGCTTGCCGCCATTCCTTAATCCTCCGAGGCGTATCGACTCGCCACCTTCATCCGGTATGCTGGGCCGACGTCTTCCTTGGTGACTTCCCAGACCTTGTGGTGGGTTCCGTCGAGATCCTTGAGGACGGCGCCCTTCGTGGGTAACGTCGAATAGGCGTTCCCGTTGATGAGAATCTCCGCGTCGAGGACGACGTCGCGACCGGCAAGCTCCACCTCGTAACCCTCCTCGAGGGATGAAATGGATCCCGTGAAGGTGAGGTCGGCGATGGCGGCGGGCGAGACCCCGACGAGCGGTTTGCCTTGCTCACCGACGAGGAAATTCAAGTCGGCTGAAAGAACTTCCAGATTCAGCGTGGACATCTTACATGATGAAGGAGGGCGCGGCTCTCCCGTTCACCCTCCTTCGCGAAACGCAATCGACGGATCAACCCCTTAATCCGAGGACCTCTTCGCCTTCGCCTTTGGGGCGGCGGCGGGTTGGCCCTTCTTGCGTTTGCTTCCCCCACTCGTATCGAGATAAACGACACGATCAAAACCTTTAAAGGAACCGTGCTTCCACTCGGGTCGAAGGTCCACCGGCGACCCCACCGAGATGGATGACCACTTGCCACCCTTGGAGCCGAGAATCGTTGCTATGCGGGCCATCGAATTAAGCCGAAATCATCCGACGAAGTGCGCCGCTGATGCCAACCTTGAACCCGTAGACTGCCTCGAGAACGGCGGTCTGGACGCCGAGTTTGGCGTCATAAAATTCGCGATAGCCCAGAACCATGCCCGAGTCTTCGTCATAGAGACGATTCGCGGCGATATATTCTTGCGTGTTCGTCGGCTCGAGGTAGCGCATGGCAACCGCCATCGCTGACGGGTGGGCTATGAAACCGATGAGATTCTCGGAGTTTGTCGGAATGGATGCCGTCGAGAATATGAATCCCACCCCGAAGAGACTCGGGATGCGACCATCTCGGATGATGTCGGCGGATCCGTAGTCGAAATAGCCGCTAATGTCGCCGTCCTTCAGAAGGTTGGTGTAGTAATCGTTGCCAATCACCAGCGCGCATTGCTCCGGCGGGCAGTTCTCGTCCACCATGTCGCCCCGAAGGTCAGCCACGTCGTCGCCGTCGAATGTGCTGGCGGCTCCGGTGAAACCGGCGGCGTCACCATAGTTCGCGACCGTGACCTCGGTTAATATGTCTTGGAAGACCGCATCGGCGAGATCGCCGCCTTTCTGGTAGCCGAATCGCTCGAGTTCCACCGCCGAGGATTGGGCCGCTTGGGTGTCCGTTACGTGCCACGTGCAATACTTGTGATTCGTAAGTGAGATCTCACTTGTGGCGTAGACGGTATCCTGTGCTGCATATCCGGTGGCGGCGGCGAAATTCGCTGCGCTGGAGGTGTTCGCCAAGGTCGTGACGTTGATCGTCTTGCCCCTCCGCGTGGCCTCGTCGTTGAACGAAGTCGAGAAGGCTTGCAACGGCGCGAGCTTCTTCGTGAAAGCCTCGAGGGCCGATTGGGAGATGATGTTGTTCTGTAGTCCGGCCGGTATTGTATTAGCCATAGTTTATGCCCTCCTCGCGTTGCGGAGAATTTCGTCGCGGTTCTGTTTCCAGAGTCGGTGTTTGTCTGCCCCGGTCGCGGCTTGGAATTGCTCGATCACGGAGGCTTTCGGGGCAAGTTCCCCGTCTCCTTCGCTGAGCGCTTCCTCACCCTTGACTAAGGCCGAAAGTTTTTCATTCGTGGATTGCGAGTCCGAGAGGGCCGAGGTGAGTTCCTCGATCCGCGCGGCTTGCTCGTCCACCTTGGCGGTGAGTTCCGCGACTTGGGCGGCGAGTTCGGCTACGGCATCAACTTCTTCCGCCACCTCCTCGGCGTCTGCCGGTTCAATTTCGAGGGCGACCTCATCGAGAACTTCTTCCTCGAGTACGATTTCCTCTTGCGAGTCAGTTTTTTCTTCCGACATGGTCGGTTCCTCCTTGGTGTTTTTTGCGGTTGAAGAAAACAAGCCGCCTTCATTAGCGGCTGGCGCGTCAACAAAGTCGGCGCTTCGAATGGATTGAAAGCGAACGGAGGGGAGGTCGCGGAGGGATTCCTCGGGGGTTCCGTCCTCGAGGGCGACGTCTTCGCCCAAAGGATTCACCCAGACGAGAGCGGCCTCGAAGACTAGGGAAAGTCCGAATGCGTCCGGCATGGCCTCGGCCAAATCGAAGAGGCGGCGGTAGCGTTCGGGTTCATCCTCGCGGAAACTGGAAAGGGCGGTGAAGGTCTCGGCCTTCAGCTTTCCCTTGTCGACGTAGAAGGAACTGAAGACCCCGATCTCCTTGAGGATCCGGTCGGACTCGACGGCGCCTTCGTGGGTAACGTATGCCGGGAGGTTCTCGCCGATCACCTCGAGGGCGGTGGAGAGGCTTTCCTCGTCGATCCACATCCCGTGACCTTTGGCCTCGCCGATCTGGATGAGACTCACGTCGGACATGACGCCCTTGGTGGCGTTGACGAGATAGCGCCCACGCTTCTTTAGGCAACGACGTTGGAAAGATATTCGGAGGGGCTTCCGGGCCTCGGTCTCGTCGTCCTTCGCGTAGAGGTCGAGCAAGCGTCCCGCGGCCTCGAAGATGCTCATGTCGTCGAACTGGGCGGATCGCGACCGGATGGCGACGAGTCCCTTGCGGTCGATCCGCTCGAAGTCCGAGGACATGGGGAAAGAATAATGGGCCTTGGTCTCGGGATCCTCGTCGTCGTTCCGACCCAGGAACCATTTGCCATAAGCCTCGTATCCGTTGGCGTCGAGGTAGCGGTTCTCATCCCCGGCGCTTGGGCCGCTCCAAGATTCCGAGGAAACCGTCTTGCCCGCTCGAATGAGTTTCTCCGCGAAGCTTTCGGCCCCGCGGTTGGCGACTTGTGCGAGGGCGATGGTGGTCACGTGTCCCATGCTTCGTTCACGTTCGGGGTCGATGGATCGTCTCCCTTGAGTTGACCGTTCGCCTTTCTTGCCCGCTTGCCCTTGCTCGCTTTCTTCTTGGGGGCCGGGTTGTCCCGCTCGATGACGCGAATCTCCTCTGTCGTCAATTGCTTGAGCAACGCCTCGTCTTGCGTCTCGAGATACTTTTCCACGATTTGCCTCATTTTCGGTTCCTCCGTTTAATAAGCCCAGCGCCGTCAACTTCGATCCATGTCCATCACGTCCACGATGTTTCCTTGGAGGGTGGTCGAGATCGGGTTCATGAGATCCCGCCAATCGGCGATATCGTATTCCTCGGCGAGGCGTTTGGCGGTCGTGATGTTTTTGGCCTTTCTCTCGAGGACGGTCTCGGCGTCAGTCCCGAAAGTGGCGGAAACGTCGTCGAGGCTGATTGCCCCCATGTTCAAATAGGCTTGGTCGGCCTTCACTTGCGCCGCCCGGTTGACCCAGCGGAAGCTCGGCGGTTGCCACCGCACGTCGAAGGGATCCTCGAAGTTTTCGTCGTAAGTGATCTCACCGTCAGCGATCCAGTTCGCCACCTTCCACCGCCAGAGTCTGGAAAGTGTCGGCATGAGGTCGCGTTGCTCGCTCTCGACGGTCTGTTGATAGAGGAGAATCATCCCTTGCGCCGCCGAGAAGGAGACCTTGCCGATGGTCATAAGTAGAAATTCCACCGGGATCCCGATGGCGGCGCCGATCTTGCGGAGCCGATAAATGGAATAGTCGATGATGTCGGTGTTCGGGCGTCCCGACGATGAGATGACGCTCACGTCCTCTCCCGGCTCGAGGTATTGAAAAGAACCCGGTTCGAAAGTCTCGAGGCGGTTGTCCTCGTCGTCGTCGGCCCTCGCCGCCAGTTCGAAGTCCATCGCCCCCTCGCGCTTAACAATTGCACTAAGTGAGGCCGCCACTTTGGACGACAAAATTTCTATGGAATCCAGCTCATCCAAATCTTGGAGATCATCGGCCACCGTGGCGAGTTCGGGGACTCCGCGAATCTGCGTTGGGCGGATCCGCTTCTTGATGAAGATGAAATTGCTCGCACGAATTCTCCGGACGTCTTGGAGGTTGCCGTCTTCGCGAGTCCCCACGAAATAGGCGATGGGGCGGTTGACGCGGTTCACCTCGATCCCGTTTATGATGCGTGAGCGGCGTCCCTCATCCTCCGACTCGGTGGACGTACTGCGGCGAATGATCGAGTTCGTGTTCTCGTCCTCCGTCCCGATCCGGTCGCCCTCCACAAGTTGGACGCGGCCCGTGGAGGTGAGGAGGAGTCCACCGTCTCCGAAAATCAACGGCATGCTCGCCAGTTGTTGCTGGAGTTCGCGCATGGTCATTGTCCGGGTGACCTCGGGATCCCTTGAAAAGACTTTCCACTTTTCCTCGAGGATGAAGTCGAGTTCCTCGTTGCCCGATTGGGCTTGGGGAATGAGACCCGGCCCCACCACGTCGGTCTCGCGAAGGCGGCAAATCGAGGCGACGACTGGATTATTGCGGCGGTAGTCGAGAAGGGTGGCGATGACTCGTTGACGGTCGTTCGAGTCGAGGGCGTAATGTTCGGCCCGGACGGCGGTGTCGGGGCGTCTTCCACGGCGGCGCGTATTCTTGGCGGCATCGTAACCGTGCGCCCGGTTGAAGAGAACCGCGGATGCCTTCCGCATACGGTTCCAGAGAGTCGTTTTTGCGGGTGCGATCACATTGAGTCGTTGTATCGGAAATTTCTGAAATCCACCTTATTGCTCCCGAGGGCGTTCACGTCGGGATCGGCCAGGGCGATCTTCCGATCCCATGACTCGATCTCGCGGCGAAGGAATCGGCGTTGCTCGTAGATGACTTGCCGATCTTGCATGGAGTACTGGTTGATCGGGGTCTTGCTGATCTCGGCATAGGACGCGACGAGGCCATCGCGAACTTCGATGAGTTCCTCGAGGCTGATGAGTGAACGGGTCGCCATATAAAGGCGCGCGCCGTCAACTTGTTAGGATTTCGCCGCTAGGCCGGGATATTTCGCGAGCGTCTTTTCGACGTCCTTGAAGACGCCGAGACGCAAGTTGGTCTGAAAAAACTTCGTTCTGCCATTGATCGCTTTCTTGAAGGCGTCGAATCCACCCGGCCCCTTTTTGGATGCCGGAGCCATCACGGTGCGTCCGGCGTTCTTGATCGTGATGACGTAGTCGGCCTCGCCCTCCTCCCATCCGCGGAGCTTGGATTTGAGTGATGAGGGGAGGATCCCAAGGGCTTTTCTTGCGATGTCGGGAATCTTTTTCCCCTTGGCGGCGTCGAGGTCGAGGCCGAGGCGGTTGGCGACGTAGAGCCAAGTCGCCTTGCTCTGGCCCCGGTTGTCCTTCGCGTATTTCTTCATCCTCTTCAACTTGGCCGAAAGGATCTTGAACTGGGGGTTGATTCGGTTGTTGTCCCAGTAACTCTTTTTTTTCGTAGTCACTCGCATCCCGCGCTTCTTGATGGAGCGGACGTCGACCATCACGCCGTTCAGACGGGTGCGCTTGATGACCGTCTTGGGGGTGGCCCAGTCGCCCTTGTAGTCATAGCGGGCGTTGATGGTCTTGACGGTGGCCGCTCCGGTGTTCCCGACCGCCGTCTTGAGGATGCTGGCGGCTTCCGCCTTGATGATGCTCGAGAACGAGCGTCCCGTCTTCTTGGCGAGTTCACGCATCGCCGCGTTGAATTGATTGGCGTCAATCGTGACGTCGATCATCCGTCCCTTCGGTAGCGTCCCCAGATGAGGGAGGCGGGAAGGAAGAGGGGAAAGATCACCCCCACGATGAGGCCGATGACGGATCCGAAGAAAAGGGCCGAGCAAATGAAGACCGATTCTCCGAAGGCCCAGAAGACGCTACCAAATAGACCCCGCCCCTTTTTGGGGGGAGCGTCGAACGGGTCGCCGCTTCCTCGCTTTGTCGTCTCCTCCGGAATCTCCTTTTTCTCCTCGCTCATTTTTTTTAGCCTTTCGTTTTCTTACGGTTCCCAGACCCAAGACTTGGCTGAGGGCCATGATGTAGACTTCGCAGTCGAAATAGTGATCTTGCCCGTGCCGCTTCGTTCGCCACTCCTGCTTGACCAGACCCGTGCGGAGGGTCTTCTCGATGATGTATTTGGCATTGAGTTGCTTTACGTAGTCTCGGTCTGGTTCGCGGTAGAGGTGGAAACCTTCCACGAGGCCCGCTCGCCTTTTCAAGATCTCTCCACCAAAGACGCCGACGTCAACGTGGAGGAGGCGGATCTTGTATTTCGCCGCCTTATTCGTGCCGGTGAATGGATCGATTGCCTTGATGGAGACGGGTGGCCCGGACAGAGTTTGCCACCCCTTGCTCGCCCAGAATTTCGTTCGGCGTCGAAATATCGCCTCGTAACATTCTTGCGTCCTTTCCCCGAATCCCGTATCGACGACCGCCCCGGCGCATTCGTAATCGTCATAGGCTCGGTCGAGATCATTCCACGTGGGGGCGTTCCCGTGGTCGAGCAACCACGATTCCCCCGATGATCCGAAGGCCCGGACGACCCAGACGAAATGGCTTCTCTGGACGTCGATCCCGAGAAGACGAAACTCTCCCTTCATTTCTCCGCGTTCATAGTCACCGGCCAAGGCGTGAGTCGCCTCTTCGGTAACGTCGAGGATCTCCTCGCGCCAAGGTTCCGCAAGCCACCCGGTGATGAATTGCTTCAGACCGTTGAGGGAATCTTGGGCGCGTAGCCACCGTGTGACCATTTCGGCAAAGGTAATGGTCGGGGAGTAGAGGCTCGAGAGATGGTACGAACGCACTCCCGGTTCCCCCTTTGCGGTGGCCTTCCATTTTCCTTTCTTCAGCATCCGCAACTTTTGGGAGTCCGTGATCTTGCCTCCGCAAAGCTGGCAGACGTACGTGGTCGCCGCCTTGATGAGATGCCAATCGAATGCCCCGTCCTCGAGGCGGGCTTCCTCGGGAAATTGGACGTTGTAGAAAATCGGGGCGGCTTTCGGCGGGCGGTCTTTCGTCTTCCCTCGTCTCCATTCGAACGGGATGAACTCCGAGCAATGCGGGCATGGCATGACGTACTTCCTTTGGTCCCCCATGAGATACTCGGCCCAGATGCCATTTTCCTCCAGTGGGGTGGAACTCAAAAAAGTTGTCGATGATCGCCGTCCTTTCGTACGATCCATGACGTCGCGAATGATCGCCCCCTCGATGATGTCGAGTTCGTCCACGACCAGATAGCTTGCCGGGTAGTTCCTCACGTTCCGCCGGGATCCGCCCCCGATCATGTTCAAGGAGCATCGGTCGAATTCGATGTGAAGGGCCGCGGCCCGGTCTCGGTCGATCTTTCCGTCGAGAGTCTTGGGAAGGTGTCGGGCGATGACCTCGGAGTCCTCGCAGAAAGGAATGAAGCGGTCATTGGCGAATGCTCGAGCTTGTTTCTCGTTAGCCCAGACCCAGAGGATCGGGCCGGGACTCCGGTCGATGACCCAACCGAGGCCGATGTAGATGGTCGTGGTCTTGCCGGTTTGGGATCCCCAGCACATTGAGACCTTCTTCACCTTGGGATCACGCCAACATTCGAGGACTTCGCGAACGTATGGGTGTTCGCTCGTTCGGTAATGGCCCGCCATTTCGGTCACCCTCTCGGACAAGTACGCATTCCGCTCGGCCCATTCGACGACCGTCTCGCGTCCTTGGGGGGCGAAGATTTCATCGGCGTAGTCGCTGAGTTGATCGCGTGGGGATTTCTTCACTTGACCCCCTTCCGCTTGGAAATCTTCGCCCCGCGGCTTGCCACCAGTTGCTCCTTGAGGTCGATCACCATCTCGCGCAGTTCGACCTCGGCGTGGTCGGCGTCCGAAGGGTTGATCCGCATGGCGTACTTCTTCGGGATCCCGTCGAGCAAGCGATTCACCGGTTCGAGGTTGCGGCTCACCAGTTCCTTCGCCTCGGCCAAGGTGATCCAGCTTCCCGACTCGCGCTCGTATTTCAACTCCTTGAGCTTGCGGTCGATCTTCTCCTTTGCCGCACGTTCCGCCAGCAGTTGGCCGCGGAGGTTCGCGATCTGCTCGGGGGTCAAGACCTTGTCCGACAAGGCATCGGCATTGATGGACGCAATGAAGGTTCGCCATTCCTTGATGTCGAGACCGGCGGGCGATCCCTTCTTTTTCTTGTAAGAATAATAGAGCCACTTGGAGATTCCGAGAATGGCTTGCAGTTCGGTTTGCGTCTTGGCCTCGGGGCGAACTTCCGCCGCCGCTTGGATGGTGTTCCGTTCGCGGGCGTTCAACGGTTTCCCCGCCTTCACCTTGCGAACGATGTTCGTCAGATCCGCGTCGAGAATTTTCTGCGCAGCTTCCGAATCAATCGCTCTGCCGTCCTTGGTGGGTGTCACGTTTTTTTCAAT